ATTTAGGGTAATGATATTCTTTTCAAGTAGTGGCATATTTGCGGTTACCTTGGCTGTAAAAGCCTCTGCCTTGTCCTTTTCAGATTGCTGGAATACCTCTAAGTGATCATATGTCACCGATACGGTAAACCCATATTTCTCAGTATTCAGGAATGATGTGATGGCCTTTGCAAACCGGTTTGACTCCGGGATGATTGCATCCTGGTAAAGAGACTTTTTCGCCTCTCCCATGTTTGAAAAAGTGGTCCCGGCTTTAAATCCAAGCAGGTGCATCGGATAGGTGTAGTTATCGCATATCTGCCTGACATCATCCTCGATCTCTTCAAATAACATCAGGTCCTTTGTCGGGAATGTCATTGACTGCCATGTCAGTGATGCACTTGTAATGATAACCTGGGACTGTTCCTTGTTCAACCCGTACATCTGAAAATCCCTTTGCAGGTCGGTTTTATCATCTTTACTGACAGGGATTGTTCCGGCAACGTCCTTTGATGTGTTGGAAAGAATACCGATGGCACCTCTCCGGGTGATCAGCACATTTCTGGCCTCATAAGCTGCAACAATGTTTGAGATCGGGTCCTGCAATGCTTTGATTCTGGACTGGCCCCTTATGGGTTCCTCAACATTCTGATTATTACCCCGGATGTGCAGGATGTTTTCCATGTCGATCTTTGTCCTGACACCATTTAAACCGGTGATGTAATACCCTTCAATGATCTCGCTGATGTCAGTCTGCATGAAATGCTTTCCGGTCAATTTAACCTCCATCAGCCAGTTGGGAATAACCCACATGGCTTTAATGTTTTCAGGCCCCGTGAATCCTGCCGGGGTCAATCCGAAGATGAAAACCTCTTCATAAATCTGACCATACACATAAGCCTGAGCAATGAACTGCTCCCATGTCTGTAATGGGTTTGGCCTGTCTAATAGGTCTTTGATCGCCTTTGCCTTGGCATTGGTAACCTCTTTGCCGTCTTTGTCCAGTAGCCACCATTTGCCATTGAGAAGCGCCTCTGCCTTGCGGTTGATGATTGCATTCAGTGGAGGGCAATAGTCATAAGCTGCTTTCTGCCCTGCGACAGTGGAAACATCCTTGACTAACTTGGTTGCTGAAGTGGTATAGAAATAACCTTTGCCGAACTTTAAGACCTGTGTTTCACCTGAAATCAGGTTATAAGCCTTATTCGCAATGGCTTGACGGAGCTTTGATGGCATGGTTTACGTAATTGACCATGTCAAATATATATACTAAAAAATGGGGATATTTCAAAAGTTATCTAATGTAGGGGGTAAGTTATGAAAGGGAGTTATGCAGTACAATTATTCACAACCCCGTACCTGATTGCATCCCACATGTGATTGAACTTATCAATAGGCTCATTCAGCTTTATCCCGTTGATCATTCTGAACTTGTAATTGTCTGCCTCTTTCTTAGCGTCCACATCCCGGCAAAGATGGATTTTAAAGTTCTTCACCTGTCCGATGCCGTAAATGATCTTCTTGTTGATGGCTGGATGTATGTTGAACCCTGCCCGTCTTATATTGGCAATCCTGATCAGGTTCTCACTGTCAGCATGGTAAACACCATCATTGTCAATTCTCTCAAAGACCTTTACACAATCATCATCTGAGTCAATGGGAGTGTAAACCAATAGTTTTGCATACAGGTTCCGGCCTGATAGCCTGATATGGACTATCGCTGTCGGGTCAATGGTATATCCCCAGTCAACCCCATAGAACTCTGATTCGTATTCATCAGGTAAACTGTCAATCCAGGTTACATTCGGATAGATCAACCCTTCAGGAGATGCCCTAAGACCAAGCCCGTAAACCTTCCACATGTAATCATCTGCCGTGCCATTCTGCACATTTTCAGGGTTTGATGGGTCATAAGACAGGATTTTAAGTTTCTGCTGATGTGGGATAAATGGATTATCCAGTATAGTGGACCTAACAAACAATACATCTGTGCGCTTTTCCAAGTCAAACACCCAATGATCTGAGGCCGATGGGTTGTAATCCATGAACCACATCTTTCTGCACCTCTGTTCCATCTGATCAAAGAACGGCCTGTCTATACCTTCAAGAACCTCATTGATGTAAAAGTAATCAGAACCCATGCCGTGCATCTTTCCGATCTTGTCAGCTCCGATGAAATTGACCTTATGGCCCAACAGGTTGAATGAGGTGACATCCTTTGCAAGAAACGGGGACTTGATTCCGAAATCATTTAAACGCATGTGGTAATCATCAAACAGAGTTGTTTTGAAGCTGTTGTAAGTCTCCCTAATGTTATTGATCACCTGCCGCCTTTCTTCATGTGCAGCGATGTAAATCTGAAAATCAACTGCTGAGATGGTTTTTCCTGAACGAGAGCTGCCCTCCATCACAACACCCCGGAGACCTCTGTCCCTGGCAATCTTCAAAGCCCGGAGATTCTTATTGATCAGGCGCATGGTTATTCTTTCTCAGGCTCCTTGAAATCTTCATCCTTGGGGAATAGGTCCTGAATCTTCTTGCGTTCTGAATCCAGCTGCAGATTGATTTCCTCCGGGACATTGTACCCCAGCATCTTGTTCAGGATCTCGATTGATTTGTGCTTATCGTACAACTTGATTTTTACCCATTCAACCTCGACAGGTGTTTTCATACCCTCAGTGCCCTCGTAAATTGTCCGTGTCTCGTATGACATTTCAGATATACATGCCTTTTGCTGTTCTGTCAGGGTCTCAAATTCCTTTCGCTCTATCCATGTGTTATGCAAATGTGCAATGGATGAAAATGCAGTATTTTTCAGCTCATTCAGGATTTTTAACTTACTGATTCCGGCAAGGCGTTCTAAGTCTTTCTGAATGAACTTGATATACTCCTGAATCTTAGGTTTTCTTAGGAGTCTGATTGCGCTTACTGCACATGAATTCTCATTATCGTTCTGATAAGCAACTTTGTAAGCACGTGTTTTATTCCAATCGAAAATATATTCTTCGCAGAACTTCATTTCTTTTGGGTTCATATTCGCTTCCATGTGTTCAAAATTAGTGTTGAAATGGTGTGATTGTGTCCGGGTTTGATAACTATTGTGGTTATTGATTTTAACCTGCAGTTAATTAATCAGCGTTTGTCAATAGGTAAATATAAACTGCTACCCATGCCATGTTAGCCTCCTTTGGTTATGATAAAACTCTAAATTCATACTCTTTTTTCCTTTCGTTCCACTCTACCAAATAATAATAACTCTCATCACCGGCTTTATTATAGCCAATACATGGTTCGTAGTGCTGAATCCGTGTGTGCAAATCGAAGTGCATCCCTAAAAATGCTGACACTAATTGACCTAATTCGGGTCCACTCCAACGCCCCTTACATAATTCAACAGTTTCTTTAATATCCGATAAGACATTATCTGGGTGTCCATCATGGCTTCTGTCAATGTGCATAAAGTCATTCCCATCCTGAAATTTAATATTTGCTCTCGTGCTCATTTTCTTTCCGTTTTTCACCCCTCAATGTCGGGGGCGTGGTTAATATTGGTTGTATAGGTCTGAAATAATCAGACGTAGCCGAAAGTTAGCGTTCATTTTGCCAACGCTTTCAATTCTTTGTACTTTAGTTTCTTACATTTTTCACACGACACATCCTTGAGGGGTATGAATTTTAGATAATTGTTGGTTGCTCGTGGATGGGAAAGTCTTTCGGCTCTGTTTAATATTCCATAATAAACATAATCATATCCGCACAGGCAATGAAAAGCATCCACTGTAATGTGTCCGTTATAAGTAGCCATCTCATTGAAGTCAAAATTCATAATATAGTTTTGTATTGCCAACGCTCAAAACGAAACGCTAACTTGCGGTATAGTTTATAAGCCTTTGAAAGTTTGTATTCGGATTGAAACGGTATGGTAGGCTTACAAAACCATACCGCCAAATCGTTACCTGCAACCCTTGATGAAAGCAACATAATCAGATTTTAGAACATAATCAGTTGTTTCAGTATCAGGTTGAACGGTTGAATAAACTTTGTAGCCATAAACAATTTCACGCATGACAAAGCTGATTAAAATTGAAGGTGGCAAATTGTCAATTTCGTTTTCATCAGCGTCAATAAGCGAAGCACTCTCATACATATCATTGAAGTGAGTAAATAGACGAATTTTGCCACCATTAGCTAATTCGTTAATTACTTCACGTTGCCTTTTGCCAAGACCAGATAGGGCAGCAGGTAACAGCACCTTGCCAATAGGCGGGCTGACTTGCTCCTTTGAAAATGTTGTGGTTATATTATTGTTCATACTTCTAATTATGTTTTGTGGTTACTAATCCCGCCCATCGGCAAGCTGCAAAATCGTTAGTTGCCATTTTTTGACAACACCATTAAACTTGGATAATTATTTGGAATATTCCACCCTAAAGCTAAATAGATAGAGTAGTAACCCCAACAAATTCCAAGTCCACGAACTTTTATAACTTCACCTGTTACCCATACACCAAATAAATAAGGCGTTAAAGCAAAATCTTCTTTATTGGTTCGTGTATCTTGATAGCCACCGATAAAACGGCAACTAACACTAGTTTGGCAAAATGGCTGTTCAGTAATTCTATTTGACATTTGTTTTTAATTTTTAGGTTTTGTAATTCTATTTATCTTTTCGGCTTCTTCGCCAAGCCGCAAAATGTTACCTTTCCCACGTATGCTCACATCTCCTGCACTGGAACTTATCCGGCCAGTCAAGAATCCTGGTTGATCCGCATTCGGGGCAGGTGGGTTGTGATTGCTTGTTGTAATGCTGGAACACGGTTTCAGCCTGAAGATATTTTTCAAGTCTATCCTGATCAATTTCATATAATTTGAATCCATTTATATCAGGCATTAAAATGTAACCGTTTCTTTTCAACCTACTTTTATTGAACAGGTCTGCGATTTTCTGAATATCAACAAAGTTTAAATCACTCATCCCTGCCTCCTTTCTTTTTTTGTGTATATTTCCATTGTTTGTGTATAATACAACCAATGGTATTATAACTAACACCATATTCTTTCCCCAAAGACAAGTATGTGCATTTTGTAGTCTTTCTATTATTATACTTCTCTACTACTTCTGATAATTCTTTATCAGTAAGTTTGGGATTAGTTGGAATTAAGTTTTGTGAATTAATAGTAAATAAGCCTAATTTCATAGCGTGCTGTATATTTTCTTTACAGGTAGCCCATTCTAGATTATCTACACGGTTATCGGTCTTTACTCCATTTTTATGATTAACCTGTGGTTTATTATCAGTGTTATAAATAAACGTAATAGCAACAAGCCTATGAACTCTAATTGTCTTTTCATTGATTGTAACACGTAAATATCCCTTCTCTGTTAAACTTTGTTTCAAAATAGTGCCAATCTTTCTTGATGAGTTCCATGTATTTGGAAGCACTATATTATTTTTCCTAATTCTTCCCATATTCGATGCTTCATAACCATAAAAAAATGGTATGTCTTTCCAAATTTCTTCCATAAAAAATACCCTCAACGATTGCAAAGGCGACCCAGTTAGTCCAGAATGGACGAAAGGCAATGCAACCGAAGAGGGATTTGTATTTTTCATGTTAACTGTGTCGCAATGCAAATATAAGAATTAAATTTATAAACGCAATAATTATTTCAATTTATCGTTCTTCCATGAACTTGGCGATAATAGGCCTGACCCCTTCAATACATTGTGTTAATTGCATTTGTTGATATTGCAGAACCGTAAATGTAGTCATGGTGTTAGGGTCGGCTGCTTCTGATAAATTTGCAATCGAAACATTTAAAAGTTCCAGTTTTGATTCCCACGTATAAAGCAGCTCCGCAAACTCCTGCGCAATCTGCCCCATCTCGCTTTCGGCAAAGCGGACACCGTAACGGAATCCCAGATTAAAAACAACTGGATATAATTCATCATTTGGGTACATTTCATTCAATGCCTGTTCAATTTTTTTCTGGTCAATCATGGTTGGTTGGTTTTTCGGTTATTTTTTACGTTTGTTTTTACGTCTTTCATTCCTACGCTGTTTCCCGGTTTTATATTCACCATATTGGATTACTGGCATTATGGGTGGTGCGGTAATTTTGAAAGTCGGAATGTTAACAAAATCACTCATTCCTAAACCTTGTTCTTTTGCCTGCTCAGGTGTGATTAATTCAACATCGTTGCCGTATTCCTCCCTTATTTTTGCAAGGTATAGTGCTGACTGTGCTTCATCCGAATTGCCAATAATTAATATTTTATGGTTCATTTCTTTTCGGTTAAGGTTAATTCGGTGCCGGTCAGGGCGTGTATGACATTCTGAAATTCGTGAATGAAAGTAGGCTCTGAAACATAGCATCCATTTAACCTAATTTCTTGTGCATAAATATCCCACGTTATGCGAGTTTCCCTTAGAACATAGTAACCATCATCAACAGGAGTAAATCCTAAATTCATCAGCCTTTGTTCTGTTATCTTTATGGGTTCGCAATGCTCAATCCATGCGTTGCAATAGGTTCCATCGGTTGTTATCCCGAATACCTTTACCCCGTGCGAATCATGCATGATTCCGGTCACGGTCATTATTTCTCCAGTGTCTGTCAGTTTGATTATGTTCGACACTCTCAGCTCATTCGCTTTCATATCGGTTCGGTTTACATCAATTTAAACACAAAAGTAACGGTTCCGGCTGTATCAATCGCCTGAACCTGAATATATCCGGTGAACTCATCGGCATAGAATATCCACCGATTCGTAGCGACTTCACGCCAACACTGATCGTCATAACCACGCTGAACATAGAGCAGTTTGCAGTCAACCGGCATGGTCTTGTATATCTCGGTGCAGATCCATTTGCCTCGGTATTCGTGCCGGGTGTCCTCTGTGAATCGGTACGCTATGGCTGTGTTCTGACATTGGTACTCTATGTAATCCTGAGCCGTGACGGTTCTGTTCCATTCCGAATACAGGTGCATATCCTGCTTAATCCTGGCTTTGCGGTTCTGAAGCATTAAGGTTTGGCTGAATCCGGTTAGGGTTAGCAGGATTAGGATTGTGGTTAGGGTGGTTTTCATGGGGTTGGTTAGGTTAGTGGTAATACATCTCTAATCAGCTCATTAACTATGTTTAGTTTTTTGTGTAACAAAACATTTACATATCTGGCAATCTCATCTTCTGAACATTCTTTTTTGCACAAACTTTCGCTGAATATTTGAAGTGGTCTTATTGTTACAAACCAACTTTCAGGGTCATTGATATGAGTATGAATTGATATTGCTTTACCAATTTCATAACCTTTTAAAATTCCGTTTTTAATTTCTTTTTCCATTTCATCCGTTTTTAAGTTTACAATCTGGTTAGTTCTGGCTGTATAGGTCTGACTTTTACAGACCTATTTCGGAGTTAGGTGTAATTAAACACCAGCCCTACGTTTTAAGATGAATTGAATATTTAATACATAGTTCAACCATTTTATATTCATTTCTATGTTTTTATCAATAAAATTTGACCTACAACTAAAAATAGTAATTGTTGGTAAAAGATATATTTCCCAGTAATGACAATCTTTTCCTTTACTAAGTTTAATTGTATGCCATTTTCTTAATGTAAATATTCGTTTTGTTCTGTCTAAATATTCGATAAATAATCCCATAATAAATAAATTAACTACACCTAACAAGCAATATAAAACAGTTGCCGTCAAGCTATTACTAAATTTGAAACGTCTTACAAGGCAACCGTTTCATATTGCCAACCGTTACCGCCAATTAAAAGTCGAATAGCGGTCGAAATTCATTTTTACTTTTTAATAGTTCTACCTCAAATCTGATTTCATTCACAATTTGATATTTCATTCGCAACCATTCCTCTTCTTTTGTAAATTTATGTTCTTTACAAAAGTTTGCCTTTTGGCGTAAATCGGTTTCTTTTTGTTTTAAGACATCTACCAATTTATCTACATTTTGACTTAATTTTTCCATTTATTTTTAAAATTAACTGGCGGTAACAGCGGTTTAGCGTAATGCCGCTATGAAAGCCAGTGGTTAATAATTAAGTTTTTACAAGCGGCACATACGCCAAGCCGCATAACGTTACCGGGGCGGGAGTCGAACCCTGCTACCTGAGGGACTACGCCCTCCGCTCTGCCACTGAGCTACCCGGTAAGGTTTGCCCGTCTCTCCGGGCTGTCTTTTAATAGAGGTCGTCTTCTCCCCCGAAGTCGGACTCCGGCGTGTTACGTCCGCCCAGCGGCTCCCCGTCTTCGAGCTTCTGTAGGTTGTTAAGCCCGCAAGCTATACCCTTGTTGCCGGAGGTGTTAAAGGCGTAGAAGGTAATGGAGGCGCGACCGTAGCAACCGCTGTACAGCTCGTCCTGGTCCATAATCGGCTGGAGGTCTTTATCTACCAGCCCCGGCTTTGTCTTACAGTTTGCGTTAATGAAAAAAGAGCCAGCGTACACTTCGTCGTCCGGACGTTCTGTGTCTCCATCCCTCAGAGGGGTTTTCAGGTTAGTAGGTATCTTACCGCCCAGCTTTGCCTTACCGGCTTCTTTGGCGTTGTTGATTGCCTCAGTAATTTTCTTTACTGTAGCTTTGTCGGACTTCGGGATAATCAGGGCTACGGAGTACTTTTTCTCCTGCCCCTCCTCTATCGCTGTAGGTGCGAAGACGTGGAGGTAGCTAAACCGGACCTTCCCGGTTACTACTTTGGTTAATTGGTTTTCGTTTGGCATTTGTTTTTAGGTGTTAGGGTTATTATTTAAAGTCGGTTACTGCTGTGTCTGCACTCTGCCACTCCGGGCGCTTGTCGTCCTCAGGTACCAGCGTAGGTTTACCAGCGGGCTTAATGACCAAAGGAGTTAACAGGGTATCAAATACTTTTTTAGTAATGGTCTTCTCCATAGCGGTAATACCTAAGAGAGACTTCGTGTAAATCTTATCCTCGGTAAACCCGGCGTCCAGCAGCGTATCAGCTACTTTAGTCTGGTCAGAGTAAACCCGGTTACTCCGTCCTTCTACCAGCTTATAGCCGGGCCACTTCTTACCGTCGTTAAGAGCGGCTAAGAAGGCGAACTCCTCTACAGCTGAGAGCCAGTTTTTAAAGTCGGCAGCCCGTGTAAGTATGTCGCTTATCTCGTCGTCGGAGAGTAGGTAGCTGTCTTTAAATTCGTAGGCTGCCAGCTCCATCTGCTTCTCAGCGTTAGCCCTGCACTCAGCCCGTGCTTTACAAAACCGGCAGTGATCCCCAGGGATATAGTCTCCCATACCGTTAAAGGCCATCTCAGCCAGAGGGGTTAACTCGTGCTTAGCCCACTCCCGGAGCTCCTCTACCGGTAGCTCCCAGCTGCTTATATTCTGAAGGCGTGGCTGGTAGATAGTCATTCTTACGGTGTGGATCTCGTACATAAAGTCGAACTCCCGGAGGGCTCCTAAGGCGTACAGCTTCATCTGTTTATTGTCGGTGCACTCTACCCGGACGCCTTTACCGTACTTCAGGTCTATAATGTCGAGTACTCCGTCCGCTATAATTACAGCGTCTCCGGTACCGAAGCCCTCAGGGATATACTCCGTAAGGTCAAGGGAGGCCTCTATCTTAATTACGGCGTCTTTGGTGTGCTTCTTAGCGGCTTCGTACTTCTCTACTACGAAGAGGGCGTAGTCCTCGGCGTGGCTTCTCATATCCTCATTATACAGCGGGGACTTCCGGAAGTCGGACCAGAGGCTCTCATAGTTAACCGGTCCTATCTCGTGAAGGTAGAACCTCAGGACGGCCTCCGCTATGGTGTGGGCCAGTGTACCCTCTGCCGCTGCCTGTGAGGAGTTATCCGGGTAGGATTGCTCCAGACGGGCAGAAGGCGTACAGGTAAGCCAGCGAGAGGCGGAGGAGGGGCTTAGTATAGCGTGTCCCATATAACTACAGAGCTACGAGTTTAGAGAGGTAGTCCGGGTATTGCTCAGCCTTCAGTACAAATACACTGGAGGCCTCGAACTCGGCTAACAGAGACTTTATCTCTTCACGTTTACCGGACTTCGCTACTTCGGCGGTCTTCTCCCGGATAATCTCCAGAGTAAGAACTGGCAGCTCTGCCGGGTCTGGCTTCACCTTC